TAAAATCCCCGCTAATAAGATAGTTAAGAGCGTAATTGTTTGTGCTGATCCAGTCTGTTGGGTCGTTGAATCCAACGCTGATACCGTCAATACTTTTTGTAATACTTTTACGAAATTTGCTTACGTCAAATGGTTTAGCCATGATTATTGTTTCCTTAAAAAATTATATAATTCAGGATATACATCACTAAATTTTTGTTGCCTTGATTCATCAACTACTCGAGCCCTATCAATGAATCTGTCTAATAAATTATTATTATTGTTAAATAATTGCTTAATTACCGGATCAATTTTGTTGCTGAATTCAGAATCTTCAGTATTGCCAATCTTAGAAAGTATATACTTTTTTGCATCCTGTGTCAAAACATTGATACTCATATCGGCCGGCTGATTTAAAATATTATAATTGACTGGAATGTCAAGATTTTTAAAAAAAACATAAAGATCATAAGCATCGGCCAAGTTTAATGCTGACAGCGTACACGACACATTTATTGTGTATTTTGATCTGTCTAATTTAGCATACTTGAGTATGTTGGCACAGACTGCATCCCAAGATGCTCCGTATCTTTCATACTCAAATTTTTTCCCTAGATTGTCAATACTGAGAGTAAACTCCACGTGTTTGAACTGATTCCACAACGGTATTCTATCTACTAGAAAAATAGTGCCATTTGTATTGTAATGCAAATGCACATTCTTGGCTGTATTTTCTGCCACATAAAATTTCAGAATCTCAAAATGCCGTTTGACCAACAAAGGCTCCCCGCCTTCAAATTGAACATATGTCAATGAGTCTTTAGCTGACTTCATATCATTCCAAAATGTTGAGTTACTATTTTGTACCCAATTGGTATTTAGATTAATGGGTTTGTAAAACGATTGTAGTTGTACGTTATTTTTTACCTGATTGTTTACTGTTGTACTTTGATCTGGCGAACAGATTCTGCAGGCCAAGTTACAAATATTGCCCAGTTTGATATCTAAAGATTGTAGAGCTAGATTGTCAATTTGATTCCAATCAATCATACCAAGCGCATCTTTGAATACATAGTTGTCTCGTAGACGTTTGCTTTGTTTGTTGTATACTTCTTCGTCCCAGCAAATACGACATCCAGCTGCTTTCTCACCCTCAAGCAATTGTTTACGCAGATCCTTAAGCGGTTGTGAATTCATTATTTCATCAAAAGACTGCGTGTTAATGTTTAACTGCTGAGTACGATCTGAATATATGCAACAGGGGTTGGCAGATCCGTCTGTATTCAAAAACAAATTGATCCAGGGATTTACACAAATTGTGTCCGGGATGTTAAAATTTGTACTCTGTGCAGGCTGTGCTATTGATTCATCAGTGCAAGATACCACTGTGATAGGATCTTGATCTGGTACATATTGGCGCCGGGCTTGTGTTAGCAGTTGTACCATATCTGTTTGATTAGATATAATTTGTACAAAGTAATTAGGTATATCTAATGCTGTGATTGTTTTTTGTAAGTGGAAAACTAAGTCTTTGTTAGTTGGTGCCAGCGAGTAAAAAAATAGTCTATCATTGACTGTATAATTATCTTTTTTGATTGCGCTCAACTCTATATACATCTGTGTTATTGGCCGTGTAAGATAGCTGTCTAAATTTACAAAGCATTCACAATTGTATTTTTTTTCCAAGAACAATCGCAGTTTATTGAATAGCATACAGATCCTTGAATATTTTGCTGCTGTCTAGATTTCGTTTTGCGTCAAGCAGTTTCAGTTGAGCCATGGAATTTTGTAAATTCTTGACCATAGGAATGTCTACATATTGTAATATGTTACGATATCCGTTTTCCAATAGAAAACCGGGCTGTGTGTTGATTCTATCGGCCAATTGTTTTTTTAAATCTGTTATCACGTGTTCGGGCAAGTGTCTAATATTTAGATACTCAGGGGTCAACAAAGATCCAATAACAAAACTGTTGTTATGGAATCCAAAATCTTTCAGGTAATCCACACAAGTAAATATTGATTTGTAATTTAACAAAAAATGCAACATGTTAAACGAAATCTTGTTACCCAAATGATTTATAGTATGAAGATTGTCAACAAAATCTTGCCAGGTTCCGCCATAACGAATGTATTCGTATTCTTGCTCTACAGTTTCGACACTTACTATCCAATGCACATTTTTGAATTCACACACCAGATCAAATATACCGGTGTCTACCTTACTTAGATTGGTGTTGATACGCAGGTTAACTGTGGGGTTTGTTTTTTTGAGTAATTGTAAAAATTCCAAATTCTCTTTCATCAGCAAAGGTTCGCCGCCGGCCAGGTACACATGTTTCAACTGTGCCGCATGTTCAAAAATGTAATTTTTAAATTTTTCTTTTTTGTCATCACCGGGCCTAGCGATCGGAAACTCCAGTTCGTTTTCCCATTTACTACTAAATTCTGGACCGCAATAGACGCAGGCGAAATTGCACAAGTTAGTCCAACGTACATCAACAGTATGTAAATCAAACTGTGTTGGTTGGCTGTAAAGATCAAGCGGTACTGTTTTTAGTTCTTTGAGATAAAAGACTCTATCGCTAATAATGTCAAATTTATTTTTTTCTTGCTCTAAATTGTAACAAGGATGGCAGCGAGATCCGGGACGGCCAGCAAGCATGTCAGTTTTGGTTTGTACATTCTGTATACCGTTAACTATTTGTTCCATAGACGAGTTTCGTATGTTACCAATAGCCGACGAACTACGAATACAATTTTTAACATTGCCGTCAAAATTGTACATCAAGCCAGACCAAGGCATGGGACAAAAAGCTCGATTGGTTAGATAGTCTTTGCTGTTCACGGGTAGTTAACACCTAAGCCAATTTCTTCCACTGACAGGTCTGGACCCGAGTCAAGTATGTCAATCAAACGTGCTGCCCAGCTATCTACATCTGCATAAAGCCATGGGCTGGTTAGCCCAGGTTGGGTAGCAACACCACCGGGTTTGACTAAACACAATTTAGGCCAATCTTGTAAATGCCTGAGTTGACTGACGGCTTCTTCTAGTGCTCGCTTTTGCACATAGTAGGCAGTCATTTCTAAGCCAGGCAACGAACTTACCGGAGCAGATGTTAGCATGGTACTGATATTGACAATTGTTTTACCAGTTTGTCCTTTCCATGTTTTATATACTTCAAACAACAGTTCTGTTTGAGCGAATCCCACCTGTGCATTATTGATGAAAACATCACAAGGCTCAATTGCTGCTACCAATTTAGGAATACTTCTAATGTTATAGCCGTTACGACGACTAAGGCCCACAATCTGGTGTCCTTGTGACTCGTATATTTTTGCCAGTGCCTGACCTATGCCGGCACTGTGTCCGGTGATTGCTATTTTAGACATTCTAGAGGTTCATTGTAAAAAGTAAAACTTGCTACCAATCGTGGCAATTCTGTCGCTGTGGTCATACTGGACCTCGAAGCTGCTTTTGCCTAAACATAAACGCATCTAATTCTTCTTGATTGTTTTTGTCCACTGCCACTATACCTGCAAACGAGTTTTTATAAGGCAATGTCAAATTATTCTGATATCGAATATTCAATGGATCAGGACTGTGCAAAAATGCATACGAATGTGCCAATTGATGATTTGCTGTAAATTGTTTGATAGTTGAAAAATTGTGAATGTTCAATGCACTCACTGTTGTCCAGGTATTTAATTCTAACTTGTTAATTCTTTTATAATGCATTAAATTTTCGTAAAACTTATTCCATTTAATTGGCCATCGCACATAATCATGTACTTCTTCTATACCATCTAAACTGACCGTCACTGTGACTTGAATTCCTCGATCAATTAGCTGTTCAATTTCATCTATTATCGTCGAACAGTTGGTGTTGATCCTAATAGATTTTACATTTAACGGAAGATTCTTTAAGATGTCTCTGTAATTTTTACTAGCACTAGGCTCTCCACCATTGATGTCTAAGTGAACTATTCTGTCAATTGGTAATTTCCAAAATCTATTTGTATTATCAACTATTGGATATGTTTTTGATGTCAGGCTACCAATCTTAGTACTAAGTTCCGCATTGCAGGTTAAACACCCACTGTTACAAATGTTGTCTAATACTCCTCCTACTATCAAATAATCTGGTTTAGTCTGTTTTTGATTAAATTCTATTGCATGTAATCTGATACTTGTGCCGTTTACGGATTCTGTTTCCTGGCATCTTATGCATTCTGCAGGTTGTAGTTGTTCTCTAATGTTGACTAGCCAATCACTGTGCTCCATCTCTAATAGAGATTCAAACTGGGGAGGATTTACCATATGACCACATCGACTTACTGTTCCGTTGGCATTGAATCTAACAAAATGATCTAGTCGAGGGCACTGCATAAATCTATACTCCTTTGAATAATTTCTTTGTACACTTCGTACCGTCGATGTTTTATTGTTTGTACAATTTGTTTAAATGTTACTGTTTTTCCTATTAGATCTTCGGTTAGAACTTTATCAATTGACAAATAAAAATGTAGTTTCTCTGTGCCAAGACATTCATCTAGTAATGGATCATGGCTTTGATTAACTTTTAGCTGAGTTATTTCTGACAATGCGTCTATTGAGTTAATTCTAATTTTGGCACGAGTAAATCTTTGCAAGTTTACTAACCAATGAAACTGTGGACAAAAATGTCTATTTAGAAAAAGGTAATTATTAATAAAATATAATACTGTGGTTCTATCAAGATTTTTGTTATGTTGTAAAAAGGTATTTACGCCAGTAACAAAACGATCGTAAGGATTGCGAACATAAATATCCACTACAGGAATAGTTAGCAATTCATCGTGATCCATAAGTCTGAATCCTGAATTATATAAACTACTGCTACCGTTTTTATATATAGGATAGACATACCGTTGTGATGGTATTATTTCTAACACATCACAACGGTCTGGAAAAATGATGTTATCAGATTGAGATAACATCCAATCACCTTACTGTTTACTACGATTCCGAATCATGGCCAAGATATCCTCAGCTCGCTGACTGGAAGGTTTGGCGTCGGCTTGCACAGGTGCAGTGGCTACTGGTGCATTATCTTCTTCGTCAGCATCAAATGGCGGAGCAGATTGTACAGGTGCCGGTGCTGCTTTTGCTGTAGGAGCAGATGAATCAGTGTCGTCACCGCCGCGACCTTGAAAGCCGCTAGGCTTGAAGTATTGACTCCAACGATCTGGATCATATGCTTGACCGTCTACACTGGCTTCAAACATCTCTTTGAGAACCTTCAGTTCTACTTCGCCGGGGCGCTTGGGCAGGAAGTCACTCAAGTTGTAAAGACCAAAGCTATCAATAGCACCTTGTTCTTGTGCTGTCAGTGCAGTTTCTTTACGACTCCACTTTGATGTTGAATAGTCTGCATAACCACCTTTACTGGTTTTTGTAACAGTAAAATCCAATCCAGCGGTGTAATCTGTAGGCATGCTTTCTAGTTCTGGGTCCATTAGTGCAGCCTTGATTAAATTAAAGATCTGGGGACTAATAACGAATCTACGAATAGGATTCTCTGGTGTTTTG